TAATAGCTGCGGATGCGGCTGTGGCCAATAATGTTTAACCATTAAACTGTAAAGATTATGGTTACATTATCGCCAGTAGGCTTAGCCGCTGCTCCTGTGGCAAATCAAGTTTCGTTCTTGGCCACATTTAAGGAGAAATTGTGTCGCTGTGTCTGTGCAACTTCTACCAATCAACCGTTTGCGACTGTTACTTATAGGAATGAAACACCTGTTCTTAACGGAACTACCGTATTCGTGCCTATTGTAGCAACAATCACGATTACTACTCCAAATGCTTGCAAATGCCAAGCTGAGACACAGGTAATCAATGAACGGTTTGTGGTTGCATTCCAAGGTAGAACGACACTTCCTACATCTGTTACTATCAACCAGCTTGGAATGACTCAAGGACTTATTAAGATAGTATGCGGAAAATCCAACTGCTATGCTATCAATAGCTCATTGAGCGTTTCTATTCCAGCTGAACCAGCAACCTAATTGAAATTGAGAGTACTTAGGGAAGTTTTATACTTCTCTGAGCGCCCTCTTTTTTATTAACAATTCAAAAAGATAAGCTATATGTTGTTATTCAAAGATATAAAGCAGAATTATCCTGTATACATTCTTGATACACAGGAATTTAGCCTTATTCAAGGCAAAGCCACTCAGGTATCGTTTCCTCGATTAGAAATGAACCAGAAGACTGGCAAAACAGAGATGGTAGTAGATGTTACTATAGAGGCCAATGGAAAAATGGCAACTTACGCTATTCCTGAAAGCCACTCAGTTACCTATGCCGGGCATCTTGTTCTGTCAACAGAAAAATCTGGATTGACAAGCGAAGTTGAAGCTCAAAAGGCAAATGCTGAACAGGTTTTAGCTTCTGCTTCTAAAGCTCAAAACATCATTGACAAAGCTCCTTCATTGCTTGCGGAGCTTAATCCTATGTATAAGGAAAAGCAAGAAACAGAGCAGCGTTTTGGCAAGATTGAGAAGTCCATCAGTGGCATGGAAGAACTCATGAAAAAGCAGCAGGAAATGATGGAGAATTTCATCAAAAAATTTGAAAGCTAAAAGTTATGAGGCACAGATTGAAATGCATTATAGTAAAGCATCATTCATGCGACCATAATAAGGAGCACGAAGATGAAGAGGATGTAGTAGTAGAAAGCAGAATAGCTACTCCTCATGGTGAGCATAAGGTAAAATTCGATTTGCCTTATGAGCAAACAGCGAATGCTCTTATGTCTGCTAAAGGATATTCTGAGTATGTCAAAAAGCACGGCTATCACTTTACAGATGCTCTTGCAGAGCACGTAAGTAAAATGATGGTAAATGCTAATGGCCAACAACATTCTTGGACTGCAAGCCAAGTCAAAAAGTCTATGGAAAGCTTAGGATTGAGCATTCCTGGTAAAGTGACAACAGGTGATGTTACCTATGCAGCTAACATGGCTTATGCAGATTTCTATCCAGACCCTCTGAAAGATGAGGCCGCATGCTTAAGGTATGCTCATAAAGTAGCCAATGACCCAGATGGGTATGATGGCATGATTTTCTGCAGATGGACTGCTGACGCAATCGGAAAAGCAATCAAGTTGGACTGGGAAAAATTCGTATAGTATGTTAGAACTGATTGAAGCCAAGAACTTTGACGGACTGATGTTTTTCATAGCTATTAGAGTTGGCATTATTCTAGTCTGCTGGATTTTCATGATACTAAGCAGTATCGTAGACTTCTGGAGTGGAATAACGACAGCAAAAGCACTCGGCCAAGCATTGATGTCGCATGGATTTCGTAGAACAATTACAAAAATCGGCGATTATGTAAGGCTGATGCTTTTTGCTCTTATGTTTGATATACTTGGAAGCTTGTTATCATTCTATATAATTCCATTTGCCACAATTCTATGTACTGTCGCGGTTATATATATTGAGGGTAAATCTGTAGTTGAAAATAGCAAACGTAAAAAGGCTCATGCTGCAGAAGTACCTGATATAGTTAAGCAGATTGTGCGAGCTACCACTGCCGAACAAGGTCATGAGATATTAGACAAAATAAGCCAATTGCTAGCATTAAATGAGAAAGATAAATAAAATCATAGTCCATTGCTCTGCTACTCCTGAAGGACGAGATGTTAAAACTGAGACCATACGAGATTGGCATGTGAATGATAATCATTGGAAAGATATTGGTTATCATTATGTGATTGAGCTCGATGGCTCCATTCATAAAGGCAGAGATGAAAGTGTAGTTGGAGCCCACTGTTCAGGTCAAAATGCAAACTCTATAGGAGTATGCTATGTAGGAGGCGTTGCTAAAGACGGTAAAACTCCTAAAGATACGCGCACTGAGGCTCAAAAGCAATCTTTACTCGAATTGCTGAAAAGCTTAAAGGCAAAATACCCAAATGCTACTATTCATGGACACAGAGAATTTGCAGCTAAGGCGTGTCCCAGCTTTGATGCTAAGTACGAGTATAAAGACCTCTGAAGCACATAAAAACCATTCTCGCGTATAAGAAATTATTACGAGAATGGTTTTTATATTAAAGATAAGGTAATTATAAACAAGAAATTAAAACTATGCGAGAATACGCGAGAATAAATTGAGCATGAAAAAGATAATCATAAAAATAGGAATAATTGCTGTTGCTATTATACTTATAGTAATAGCAGGAATTAGGATTAAAAACCTAAAAGAAGAAAACAATATGCTTAAAAGCAATCAGGAAGTATTGCTTTCAGAAAAAGAGTCTATAATGGCACAAAGCCAACTCTATAAAGTATCTGATAGCCTTAATGCTGCTAAAGTAACAGAGCTTCAGCTTTCACTTTCTGAATATAAGAAATACAGAAAGCAGGATTTGAAACTAATCGAGCAGCTTAAAGTAAGCAAATCGGACTTACAAAGAGTTATATCATCTCAGACAGAAACGATAAACTTACTTTCTGCAAAGCTGAGTGACTCCATAAGAATTGATACTACGACGAATACAGTTGATACACTTAAATGCTTTAATTACAAATCAAAATGGGCTGATGTGGCAGGATGTGTTGACCTAAAAAGAGATACTGTTGAGTTGCAAATATCTAATAGAGAGTCGCTTAAAATAGTAGAAACAGTGAAGTATAAGCGCTTTTTGGGATTTTTATGGAAAACCAATAAAATAAAAAGTAGGCAAGTAGATGTCGTAAGCCAAAATCCAGCCACCTCTATAGTTAACGTGGATTATATAAGCATAAGTGGTAAACAATAGAAACAATATAAACAAGTCATTGTTTATGCCTAAAGTGCTCAAAATCAATTACTTATATGTGCTGTAAACAAAGAAACAATAATTTCATTAAATCTTTTCGTATTAAAAGCTGATATTTCTTATTAACCTTAATGTTAATCGGAAATTAAGAAATTAAGTTTGAAATATATAGAGGCATTGTTTTTATTGTTTCTTTGTTTACAGCAATTTCAAAGCCGCACTAAAATTGCTGTTTAATTATTTTTAACAAATAAATTCTCAAAAAATAATGGAAAAATTTTTTTCTTTCGAGAATAGTTTGTATATTTGCATATCGAAAATAAGATAATAAAATTCACCAAAATATGGAACAACAATTTAATATAGGTAATGTAATTGAGCACTACAAGCTAAATACGGAAGATTTAGCTAAAGTGTTATTTCCTACTGTTAAATATCCGAAACAGGCATTTGACCGTGTGTTAAAGGGCGAAGCTAATTTGGATGTTATACAGTTAGAGCGATTGGCTAATCATATTGGCGTGTTAGTAACTGATTTGTTTTCAGCAAATACTTGGAAAGGTTCATCTGAAGATGGGTGCCTAACAATGCTGAAAGGCGAATATAAAGTAAAGCTGAATTATAAAGGCGTGTACGTATCTATATATAAGAATAATGAGCTTATCCATCAAAAGCTCTCAAACGTACCAGATATGACAGTAAACGAGTTTATTAACTATTTAGATAACTTCATTAAAAATTACGAAAATGGAAACCATTAAAATTTCTGTTGAGGTTAGCGTAAACCTGTCTGAAAATACGCAGAAGTTTTTAACTTTATTGTTTGGTATTGCTCCTTCAGCGCCTGCTGCTCCGGCTTCTAAACCTGCTCCTACTACGCCAGCAAAGCCAGCTCCCGCAAAACCTACTCCCCAGCCTGCAGCACCTGCCCAGACTCAGAGCGCTGCCAAGCCTGCTCCTTCAGCACCTGCTGCTCCGGCTGCTTCTTCTGCCTCTAAGAGCATTGAGGACGTCCGCGGAATGCTTGCAAAAAAGGTCAATGAGCATCGCGACGTAATCAAGCAAAAACTCAATGAACTTGGGGCTCCAAGCGTAACAAAACTTGACCCGGCTAAGTATGATGAAATGTATAACTTCTTAGAGTCACTGTAACTATGTCAAGTACAAAGAAATTGCAAAAAGCAGCTCAGAAGTTTCGCAGAGAAAATCCAGAGCTTTATGCTAAGTATGCTATTCAATGCCGTTATTTGGCAAAATTGATAAAAGAATATGGCTCAAGTGACAAGTAGTACTAAACCACAGAAACATAGTCAGAGGAGTCATGCACTCCTCTCGGCTTCTGGAGCAGGAAGATGGCTGAATTGTACTCCGTCTGCCAAGCTTGAAGATGAATACGGAGAAAAGAAGTCTTCGGTATATGCAGAAGAAGGTACATTAGCTCATGAGCTCTCAGAGCTTTACCTGAGAAAAGATACACTTAATAGCATTAGTGAGCAAGACTTTGACCAAAGGCTCGAAGAGATAATGGCAAATGACATGTTCAGCGAGGAAATGCTTGAAGTTGTACCTATCTATACGGATTATTGCTCAGAACAATTAGCTGAAGCAAAAACTGAAAATCCGTTAGCCGTCATGGAAATTGAGCAGAAACTCGATTTGACAGAATATGTGCCTGAAAGCTTTGGAACAGCTGACTGTGTTGTTATCAATGACAATCTTATGGAAGTTATTGACTTAAAATATGGAAAAGGTGTTCCAGTATATGCTGAATGGAATAAGCAACTTATGCTTTATGGGCTTGGAGCTTTGCAGAAATATGATACAATGTATGATATAACGGAAGTGCGATTGACTATTATACAGCCTCGCATTAACAATATATCAAGTTGGCAAATATCTGTTGAAGAACTCCGCAAATGGGCAGAAGAGGAGCTTAGGCCAAGAGCTGAACTTGCTTTTGAAGGTAAAGGAGAACTCAATGCTGGAGATTGGTGCAGATTTTGTGCTGTGCGTAATCAGTGTCGTAAGCTTTATGAGCAACAACTCGAAATTGCACAACATGAATTTGCAGACCCAGAGTTGCTAACCGATGATGAGATTGCTGATATAGTTAAGCGTGTGCCTAAGCTTATAGAATGGGCTAATTCAATAACAGAATATGCACAAACTAAAGCAATTAACGAGAATAAGCAATGGCCGGGGCTTAAATTAGTTGAAGGAATTAGTCGACGCAAATGGGTTGACGAAGACCAAGCTTCTAATGCAATTTTTGCACGTTGCCCTGAACTTTCAGAAGATGAGATTTTCAATATGAAGCTTAAACCGATTACTTCTATTGAGAAGTTAGTAGGCAAAAAGCGTTTTGAGGAAATACTCTCAGATGTGGTTATCAAGCCACAAGGCAAACCTACTCTTGTACCTCTTGAAGATAAAAGACCAGCTATAGGGTATGGCCAAGCACAATTAGATTTTAAACAACAATAAATAATGTATATGGAAAATCATTTAAAACCAGGACAGTTTATGCCTATATTTACATGGAATATAGGCAATGGCCCTAAGGAGTACGGAATTTATAAAATGTCAAAACCCAGAAAAAATTAAAAGGGTGGCAAAAAGAGTTAAATCGTAAAAATAAATAAAAGTATCAATCATTTTAATTATTAAAATTATGGAAAATTCAACTAAAGTAGTAACAGGCAAAGTAAGATTCTGCTATATAAATGTATTTGAACCAACAGCTATGAATGAAGGTGATACTCCTAAGTATAATATCTGTATTCTTATTCCTAAAACAGATAAAAAGACTTTGGAGAATATTCAAAAAGCCATTGACGCTGCTAAGCTAATAGGAAAAGCTAAACTAGCTAACAAAAATGGGCAAATACCGGCTGATGCCGCTTTGAAGCTTCCGCTCCGTGATGGTGATGCAGAGCGTGCAGATGACCCTGCATTCGAAAACTGCTACTTCATCAATGCTAACTCAAACAGAAAGCCGAGCATTGTTGACCGCGACCTCAATCCTATCATGGAAAAAGAGGAGTTCTACAGTGGTTGCTATGGCCGTGCGTCGATTAACTTCTATGCCTTCAATGTTTCGTCCAAAGGTATCGCTGCAGGACTTAACAATCTTCAGAAGCTCGAAGACGGAGAGATGTTGGCCGGTGGCTCAACAGCTGAAGAGGACTTCGGAGGCGAAAACGCTTTCAATGATGAGCTGATGTAATCTTCCTCTCTGCATCAGCAAGTATAGTAGTTTAATGGTAAAACCACAGAGCACCATTGGATTGTGTGCCTGTTATGCGGGTTCGAGTCCCGCCTATACTCCTATTTGCAATATAATAAATAAAGAATAATGGCAAAAAATCTTTTTATAGACGTTGAAACATATTCATCAGTAGATATTAAAGAGTCTGGCGCTTATAAATATATTGAGTCACCAGACTTTGAAATTCTTATAATAGGATATGCTTTAGATGATGGCCCGGTAAAGATAGTAGATTTGGCTCAAGGTGAAGAAATGCCTGAAGAGTTTGAAGAAGCTTTGCTTGACCCGGATTGTGTAAAAGTGGCACATAATGCAGTATTTGAGCGCTTGAGCTTTAAGCGTATAGGATATAATGTTCCAGCAGAACAGTGGTATTGTACCTCTGTAAAAGCTGCGTATTGTGGTTTACCACTTTCTTTGGACGAAGTATCAAAGGCTCTTAATCTTACAGATAAAAAGCTAGATACTGGTAAAGCGCTTATTAAATACTTCTCATGCCCATGCAAAGCAACTCGAGTTAATGGCATGCGTACTCGGAATTATCCTGAGCATGCTCCTGAAAAGTGGGAAATGTATAAGGAATATAACAAGTATGACGTACTTGCAGAGCGTGAGATATTTAAGAGATTAGAGGCATATATCATTCCTGATATTGAGCGCAAGATGTATGTGCTTGACCAGAATATAAATGATAGAGGTATTTTGGTTGATATGGAATTAGCAGAGTCTGCTATCGCAGTAGATAACACATATACTTCTATCTTAACGCAACATGCTCAACAGCTAACAGGGCTTGAAAATCCAAACTCGCCTGTTCAAATTAGGCAATGGATTGAAAAGACAACAGGATGTGTTGTTATGTCACTTTCAAAGGAAACAATGCCTGATTTAATGAAAGAGTTTGCAGATTATCCAGATGTTATCGAGTTGCTTAATATACGCAAAAAGCTCTCAAAAACGTCTATTAAGAAGTATTATGCTATGTTTAATTGTGCCATGAAAGACCATAGAGTCCGTGGTACATTTCAATTCTATGGTGCAAATAGAACTGGACGATGGGCAGGTAGATTATTGCAATTGCAGAACTTATCAAAAAATCATATATCACATATAGAAGTACCACGTGAAATGATTAGAGCACGTGATTGGGAGTCGGTTGAGATGATGTATGATGATGTTGCAGATATTTTGTCCCAGTTAGTAAGAACAGCTCTTATAGCATCGCCTGGTAAAGTATTTAGTGTTGCAGACTTCTCAGCTATTGAGGCGCGTGTTATATCTTGGCTTGCAAATGAAAAATGGCGAATGGATGTATTCCGCGGAGACGGTAAAATCTATGAAGCTACAGGAGCAAAGATGTTTAATGTACCAATATCTGCTATTACAAAAGGCTCAGTACTTCGCGACAAATCAAAGATTTCAGAGCTTGCACTCGGTTATGAGGGCTCATTAGGAGCACTTAAGCGAATGGGTGGTGAACATATGGGCTTATCAGATACTGAAATGATGAGCCTGGTGCGTAAATGGCGCTCGGCAAACCCTGCAATTGTAGATATGTGGAAAGAAATAGATGAAGCATCGAAAGAGGCTGTCAGATACCAAAGACCAGTATCATGCACATGTAGAAATATAATTTTCGACTGTAATGGTGAGTTTATGACAATACAATTGCCATCTGGCAGAAAGCTATTCTATTATGGGCCTAAATTCAAAGATAAGAAAATAGGCCGTTCTACGATGCCAACCCGAGTATTATGTTACCAAGGAGTTGTGCAAGAAACTAAGCAATGGGGCGAAATTGATACGTATGGAGGCAAATTAACAGAGAACATTGTACAAGCTATTTCAAGAGATTTGCTTGGCAATTCTATGTTAAATCTTGAGGCTAATGACTATCATCCCGTGTGCCATATACATGATGAAGTTTTGTGTGAAGTCCCAGAAGAGAATGCTCAAGCATATTATGAAGAAATGGCAAGCATTATGGGCACTCCTCCTGAATGGGCATCAGACCTTCCACTAAGAGCAGATGGATATACAACACCATTCTACTTAAAAGATTAAAAATATGATTTGGTTGTGTTTATATATTGTTTACGCATATTATGCAAGTAGATAAATTGAAATATGATGAAAATTTGAGCATAGCAGTTGGACTAAATGTTTCAAGTAAAGTATGGAAAAATACCAAAACTACTTGGAGCAATTTAGTTCAAAAGCTAGCTACTCCTGTAGTAACCGCTGAAACATATAAGCGGTTTATGAGTGCCACAAAAGAAGAGCAAAGTAAGATAAAAGACGTAGGCGGATTTGTAGGCGGATTTCTTACAAATGGTAGGCGTGATAAAATAAATGTACTTTACCGCCAGTTAATTACATTGGATATTGACTTTTCTCACGAGAACTTTTGGTGGGACTTTACAATGCTATTTGATTGTGCCGCGGTTATTCATTCAACTCATAAGTCATGCCCTGAAAAGCCACGACACAGATTGATAATTCCACTTGATAGAGAAGTATCGCAAGAAGAATATCAAGCTATTGCCCGAAAAGTCGCTGGAGACCTAAACATTGATTTGTTTGACCAGTCGACTTTTGATGTAAATAGACTTATGTTCTGGCCGTCTGTATCATTAGACATGGAGTACTACTTTGAATTTCAAGACGGACCTTTCCTTGAAGCTGATTATATTCTTAGGCTATATAATGATTGGCATGATACGAGTGAATGGCCAACTGCTACAGATAGCACAGATGTAATAATGCAAGCTATCAAAAAGCAAGAGGACCCAGAAGATAAAAAAGGCATAATTGGTGTTTTCTGCCGTACTTATACTATACAAGAAGCTATTGAGACTTTTCTTTCAGATGTATATACGCCAGCTGGAGAAGGACGATATACATATATAAATGGCTCTACAGCTGCGGGCTTAATAGTCTATGATGATAAATTTGCATATTCTCATCATGGAACAGACCCTGCTGGAGGTAGATTATGTAATGCATTTGACTTAGTTCGCATACATAAATTTGGCCATTTAGATACAGGCAAAGAAAAAGAAGACAAAGATAAAAAGAGCTTTAAGGCAATGGAAGAATTTGCTTCTAAGGACTCTACAACAAAAAAGCATATTGCTGAAGAAAAGTTTGCTGAAGCTAAATTCGAGTTTGCGGAAGAAGCAAAAGCAGAAGTTCCTGAAGGGTATGATACTTCATGGACAGAAGAGCTTGATGCTAATACAAAAGGCGAATATGATAATTCTGCCAATAACCTGAATATAATAATTCAGCATGACCAATTCTTAAAAGATGTATTTAAGCTAAACATTTTTGATAATAAAAGATATGTTACACGTTCGTTACCATGGCGTAAAGTCGATACTGTGGAGCCTCTTCGTGATGTTGACTATTCTGGTGTTCGTAATTACATTGAGTGTGTTTACGGCATTGTGTCAAGTCAAAAAGTGGATGATGCACTTGCGCTTGAATTTGAAAAGAAAAAGTTCCATCCGATAAGAGAGTATATATGCGCTCAAAAGTGGGATGGCATACCGAGAGTTAATACATTATTGATTGATTATTTTGGAGCAGAAGATAACGCTTATACTAGAGCCGCCATTAGGAAGACGTTGGCAGCGGCTGTTGCGAGAGTATTCGAGCCAGGTATTAAGTTCGACACAGCGCTTATACTTGTCGGAGAACAAGGAACATATAAAAGTACTTTCGTTAAAAAGCTCGGCATGGAATGGTTCTCAGATACATTCACGACTGTGCAGGGCAAGGAGTCATTTGAGCAGATACAAGGGGCGTGGCTGATTGAAATGGCAGAACTTTCAGGCCTTAAGAAAGCAGAAGTAGAGTCAATCAAGCACTACATATCAAAAAGAGAAGATATGTTCAGGCCGGCGTATGGTAGGACAGTAGAAACATATAAGCGTCAATGTGTATTTTTTGGTACCACTAATAACAAAGACTTCTTACGTGACCCGACAGGAAATAGGCGATTTATGCCTATAGATGTAAGGCCAGAATATGCCACAAAATCTGTAAACGATGACCTTACGCAAGATGAAGTAAATCAAATATGGGCTGAAGCATATCAGTTATATTTGGCAAAAGAGCCTTTATACCTTGTTGGTGATGAAGATATAATTGCTAAGATTGAGCAACATAAACACTCAGAAGCGGATGAGCGAAAAGGTATTATTGAAGAATATCTTAACACTAAATTTCCAGATGACTGGGATAAAATGGACCTGTATGACAGAAGACGTTGGCTTGAAGACCCATTGTCTAAAAACGGTACAGTGCAAAAAGACTTTGTCTGCATTGCTGAAGTATGGTGTGAGTGCCTTGGCAAAGATAAGACAGAAATGTCAAGATATAATACCAGAGAGGTTAATGAAATTCTTAGGTCATTGCCTGAATGGGAAGCTATAGCATCCACTAAGAACTTTCCTTTATATGGTAAACAAAAATACTATAAACGTAAAGATAGCTTATTATGATAGCAAATTTTTATAAAACGCAATACGGAAATTACCGTAATTCTGTGCTTCTTGTAACAAGAAATATAGAACATATTCCATCTGTCAAAACGGTCGTTATATACAATGGCCAAAAGTTTTGTGTTGACAAACTGGAATTTAATTTGGATAAGTGTGAGTATAACATTTATATGGCCAGGTTATGAAATATGTAATACTAAGAGCTGTATGCAAATTCTCCGATGGTTCTTTAAGAATAATAAAATATGATGAAAACCATGTAACAGAAGAGAATGCTTGCAATGATGTAGCTCAATTCAAGAAAAATCTTAAAGATAAGCTTAATCAGTCATTGCAAATACTAGGAGTAACTGTAAGTTCAATAAATTTAACTTATGAAGAAAGAGACGGTAGACAGTGAAAAAGTTGTAGAGCGCAAATTGGTTGAGCTTGTTAAGATAAATGGTGGTATGTGCATAAAACTGTTGTGCGACCAACTTATAGGTTTACCAGATAGAATGTGCTTATTTCCGGGCCATAAAATAGTTTTTGTGGAATTAAAAACAACTGGACGAAAGCCTAAACGCATACAAGCATATATGCACAATAAGCTTAGAGCTTTAGGCTTTAGAGTTGAAGTAATAGATACAGTAGAAAGCGTAATAAACTTTGTAGATGATATTGTATTAAGCAAATGAAAGAAACAGATTTACATAAATACCAATTAGCCTGTGCGGAGCATATAATTACTCACCCATTTTGTGGAGTATTTCTTGATATGGGATTGGGTAAGACGGTATCAACACTGACAGCTGTAAACTATTTGATGTTTGACTATCTTGAGATTAACTCAGTGTTAGTCATAGCACCAAAGCGAGTAGCTGAGTCAGTTTGGCAAGAAGAAGCAGAGAAATGGGACCACTTAAAGCATTTGCGCTTTTCTAAGATTATAGGTACTGCTAAACAGCGAATAGCAGCCGTTATGGAAACAAAAGCTGATATTTATATCATATCAAGAGATAATGTTGCATGGCTTTGTGCTTTGTATGGCGGAGGCAAATTACCTTTTGATATGGTAGTAGTTGATGAGCTTAGCAGTTTTAAGTCTTATAAATCAGAGCGTTTTAAGGCATTACGTGGTGCAAGGCCTTATCTTAAAAGGCTAGTAGGACTAACTGGTACACCTGCTCCAAATGGACTTATTGATTTGTGGCCTCAAATATATCTTATGGATAGAGGCGAGCGCCTTGAAAAGACAATATCCAGATATAGAGAAAGGTATTTTCGGCCAGGCCAAACAAATGGTCATGTTGTATATTCATACGATTTGATGAGTGACTCAGAATATCTAATACATAAGAAAATAGAGGATATTTGCATAAGCATGAAAGCTGATGATTATCTTGAAATGCCGTTTAGGACAGATAACTATATAAAGCTTAGAATGCCTGAAGCTCTAAAGAAGCAATATGATGACTTTGAAAAGAATAAAGTGCTTGACTTAATAAGTGCTACTGAAACTGTTGAGCAAGAAGACGAAAATGGCAATTCAGTATTTGTTGAAAAGCCTGTGGAAGTAAATGTAGTCAATGCTGCTGCCCTTTCAAATAAATTACTTCAGTTTGCCAATGGAGCTATATATGATGAAGAAAGAAATGTATTTCCAATTCATGATATTAAGCTTGAAGCTCTTAAGGAAATAATCGAAGATGCAAATGGCCAATCTGTACTTGTGGCATGGACCTATCAGTTTGATAGAGATAGAATTGTTGAGTACCTTAAAAAATATAAGCCAAGAGAGCTTAAAAACAATAAAGATATTGAAGACTGGAATGCTGGTAAAATACAAGTTATGTTGGCGCATCCAGCATCAGCAGGTCATGGACTTAATCTTCAGGCAGGAGGCAGTATAATAGTTTGGTTTGGGCAAACATGGAGTCTTGAATTATATCAGCAGTTTAATGCTCGATTATATCGACAAGGACAGCAAAATCATGTTGTTATAAATCATTTGATATTGCAAGGCACTCATGATGAAGATGTAATCAGAGCACTTAAAGCAAAAGATAAAAAGCAAAATGCCTTAATGGATAGCATAAAAGCAAAAATTGACAAATATAAAAAATTTATGTAATATGGGACGTAATGGAAAGCAAGCCCCGGTATTTCCGGAAATGGTAAAATTTGTTAACAATAATGTTGGCAAAGTAGTAAGTTCAAAAGAAATTCTGCTTGGTAAAAAGCCAGGTAGAAACTCAGAAACCGCGTATCTTTATAAGTTTGTAAAGCTTGGATATGTAAAGCCTGTAGACGATAATAGTTTTGTGAAAGACAAAACAGCAAGCTTTAAGGTGATAAAAGAATTTCCTAAACATTACAACTCTGTTATGTTTATGGATGAACTGAGAGCGGCAAATGGGTATATACCAGATAATCATAAACGTAAAGTATATTGATATGAAAGCAACAGATGTACAAATAGGCGGTAGCCA